ACAAAGAAATAAAAAAAGTAGTTTTAAGAGAGGGTGGATATGTAAATGACCCAAAAGACCCAGGTGGTGAAACTAAGTATGGTGTTTCTAAAAAAGCATATCCCAATCTTGACATAGCTAATTTAACTGTTGATGAAGCTGTAGAAATATATAAAAATGATTATTGGATACCTGCAAAAGTAGATTCATTATCTGATGAGCTACAAGGTATGTATTTTGATATGGTAGTTAATCACGGTAAATCAAAAGCTGTAAAAATTTTACAACAAGCTTGTAATAATAAAAATAAAAAAGATATACAAGTTGATGGTAAGATTGGCCCTAATACAATTAAAGCTTCTTTACATTTAGAACTAGATAGATTAAGAGCATATAGACTATATGAATATGCTAGGTTAGTTATGAAAAAGCCAAGTCTAGAAAAATTTTATTACGGTTGGGTTAGGAGAACTTTGGAGATATAATGCCAAAAGGTTTTTATACAATAAATGATTTTTCAGGTGGTATCAATGATGCTTTTGAAGCAAGAGATATAAACGAAAATGAATTTTCTGAAGC